GTGCTGGTGAAAGTATAAATTCTACTGGTAATGAATTAAGAAATGCTATAATAGGAATGGGTGTACTTCGTGCAAATCTTATTGCAAGAACTGAAGTACATAGAACTGCTAGTTTTGCTAACGAAATGGTTGCTGAAAACATGGGTATAGCAGGTACTAGAAAAGAATGGGTTGCAGTAGCTGATGGTAGAACAAGAGCCACTCATATACAAGCAACAGGGCAACAAGTAGGTTTAGAAGAACCTTTTATTGTAGGTGGTGATCGGTTAAAATATCCAGGAGATCCAGCAGGTTCTCCAGGAGAAACTATAAATTGTCGTTGTGTATCTATTTACACGACGCCAGATTTCTTGTAGAGGTAGTATTATGGAATTAATAATAGGAATTATAATTGGAATTGGTCTATGTAAATCAAATGATAAATATGGATGGTTTGACAATTGTTGTAATAAAATTATGAAAAAAGTTAAAGGAAAATAATGCCTTTAGTTAAACCAAGAGATAAAGAAAAACGAGAGGATTTTATGAGTAGATGTATGTCAGATGATAAGACTACTTCTGAATATCCAAAAGCTACTCAAAGACTAGCTGTTTGTAGCTCTCAATATGAAAATAGTAAAAAGGAGAAATATACAATGAGTGACATAGAAAAGATGGGCGAAGCTATAAAAAATTTAACAGATGTTATTTCAGCAAAAGAAAAAAAACCTGAAGATGAAATGATGAAAGAAGCAAGAGCTGAAGATATGTTCAATAATGAACAAGATGCTTTAGACAAAGCAAAAGAAATAGGTTGTGTAGGAACACACTCTATGGACAAAAATGGAAAAACAATATTTATGCCATGTAGAACACATGATGCTTATGAAGAAGCAATCAGTAAAGGATATGGTAATGATGAAGAAGATGAAGATAAATATCACAAAAAACCAAAAAAGAAACCAATGAAAAGTGTATGTGTATGTGAAGTAGATGGTTCATGTCAATGTGATACAGAAATTAAAAAATTAACTTTTCATTCAGAAGTAAAAGCTATCAACGATAAAGGTACATTTACAGGTTATGGTTCTATATTTGGTAATGAAGATCAAGGTTCTGATATTATGCAAAAAGGTGCATTCACAAAATCATTAGAACGAAGACCAGCTTCAAAAGTTAAGTTGTTATATCAACATAAAACAGATGAACCAATTGGTGTATTTGAAAATATGTATGAAGATGAAAAAGGTTTATTTGTTAAAGGTAGATTAGCAATGGGAACACAAAAAGGTAGAGAAGCATATGAATTATTAAAGATGGGTGCTTTAGATGGAATGTCTATAGGATTTAGAGCTGACCCTGAAAAACAAGGATACAATGAAAATAAGAGAGGAACAAGAACTCTTAAAGAAGTTGATCTAATGGAAATAAGTTTAGTTACATTTCCAATGAATGAACGAGCTTTAATTGAAACAGTTAAAGCAAGTCAAAAAAGTATTCGAGAGTGGGAAAAAATCTTGCGTGATGCAGGAGGTCTTTCTCGAACAGAGGCGAAGATTGGTGCAAAAGCATTATCGGAATCTTTATCACAGCGAGATGCTGGTGATGACAACAAACAGTTAGCAACTTTAATTAATAAAGTAGCTGACATTCTTAAACAATAAAACAAAGAGGAAACAATTATGGATAATAATGAAGTAAAATCTGCTGTTGAAACTCTTGGTAAAACTTTTGAGTCTTTCAAAGAAACTAACGATGAAAGATTAAAACAGATTGAAGCTAAAGGTAGCTCTGATCCAATTACAGAAAACAAATTATCTAAAATCGAAAAAGATTTAGATAAAGTTGCTGATATGGAAAAGTCTATGAAAGCACAAGCTGAATACCAAAAAGCTAGTCAAGAGCAAATGGCAAGATTAGAAACTATTATATCAAGACCTGACTTTGGAAAAGGTTCTCCAGTAGAATCAAAACAAAGACAAGTGTTTGATAAATGGATGAGAAAAGGTAAAGAAAACCTAACACCTGACGAAGTTAAAGTTTTAACTGTGTCTAATGACAATACTGCTGGATATTTAGCTCCACCTGAATATGTGAGAGAAATTATCAAAGGTATTATTGAATTTAGTCCAGTAAGATCAGTAGCTAGAGTTAGAACAACTGGTCAAAGAAGTGTACAAGTTCCAAAAAGAACAGGTACTTTCTCTGCACAATGGGTAGCTGAACAAGGTACTAGATCAGAAACTACAGGATATGCTGTTGGTTTGGAAGAAATTCCAGCACACGAAGTATATGCTTTAGTAGATATTTCTGAACAAGAACTTGAAGATTCAGTTTTCAATTTAGAAGCAGAAATGAATGCAGAATTTGTTGAGCAATTTGCAAAAGCAGAAGGTAATGCGTTTATTTCAGGTGATTCAATTGGAAAACCTCAAGGTTTAATAACTAACGCAGGTAACAATATAACTACAGCGGCTAATGATGCACTTGCAGCAGATGACTTAATTGGTGCGGCACACAACATTAAATCCGAGTACATGAGAAATGCTTCTTGGATGTTTAATAGATCAACACTTTCAGCAATTAGAAAACTGAAAGATGGTGCTAATCAATATCTGTTTCAACCAGGCATTTACCAAATGGGCGTAGGTTCAAGTTTACTTGGACACCCTATTGTAGAAGCATCTGACCTAGCTGATATTGCTGATGGAACTAAACCAGTTCTTTTTGGTGATTTCAGAAGAGGTTATATGATTATAGATAGAGTAGCTCTTTCAATTATGAGAGATCCATTCACACAAGCGTCATCAGGCAATGTAAGATATGTTGCTAGAAGACGAGTTGGTGGACAAGTTATCTTACCTGAAGCAATAACAACAATTACTATTCAGTAATTATAACTTATAGGAGAAGATAAAATGGCAATATACGATGGAAAAAGTGGAATAGCGATTGATGAATCATTGAACGCTATTGTAAAAGACGCTGACACTAACTGTACAGGTGTTGATTCACAAGGCTTTTCTTCAGTAACTCATGTAGTTAATGTTGGAGCTAATGGAATTACATTCAGTACAACTAACAAAGTTGAAATAGAATTAGAACATTCTGATGACAATGTGACTTTCACAGATGTAACATCTAATACAGATGTTGTAGGTGGAACAGTTGGTACTAATGGTCTATGGCAAACTATTGATGCTGATGGCGACTGTAATGCAGTTTACGCAATCGGTTATGTAGGTGGCAAAAGATACTCTAGAGTTGTTTTAAACTTTAGTGGTACTCATGGAACAGGTACAATATTTGGTGTAGTTGGAGTTAAAGGAAGACCTCTTTCAGGTCCTACTTCTTCACAAGCGAACCAATAATTAAATTGATTTTGTGGGCGATGTAAAAGTCGCCCATGAATAAAACAAAATTTTAAGGAGAACATTATGAAAATAAAAATGAAAGTAGATCATGTAGCAAAAGCTGACGATTTAGGTGCTTCAAGCATGGTGTATAAGAAAGACCAAGAATATACTTTTGAAACAGAGTGGCAAATGAAAATGGCTTCAAAGTGGATTAATAGTGGTAAAGCAGAGAAATCAGGTTCTAAAATTGAAAAAACAATTGTAAAACCAGCAGAAACAAAAGTTAAAAAAATTCTTAAAAAAGTAATGGGAAAAAAGAAAAAGTAATTTGGAAGTGAAATGTCAGGACTTAAAATTGATACAGCTTGGACTACATCAGCAGTAGCAACTTCTGAACAAAAGTCTTTTATGCGTGTTGATTTTAGTGATGATGATACACTTATAGCAGAATTAGTAAAAGCTTCTCAAAATGTAATAGAAACTTATATTAATAGAGCTATTACAACTCAAACATTAAGTTTGTTTTTAGACAGATTACCTTTCTATAATGATGTAAAATTACAAGAGGGAGTATTTACAGCTCCTGATTTAGAATATAATTCAAACTATATAGTATTACCAAAACCACCTGTAGCTTCAGTAACGCATGTTAAGTATTATGCTAATGATGATACAGCATCTACTTTTTCAGCAACTAATTATTATGTAGATACAATTAGTGAACAAGCTAGAGTGGTTCTTAAAAA